GCATCTGTGGAGTCTGCTCCTGTGCCAGTCTTTTTGCCTGTAGGCTTGAGCCCGACAAAATCAAACAGTAGTGACCTAAGCTGCACTGTACTGTTTGGATTAAATTCTTTATCTTTTGCTGTTTCAAAAGATTTAACTGCTGGAAACTCATATAGTTTTTCAACTGCTTCATCAATATCATTCTGCATTAAGTCTCTACCCTTTAGTAGTCTCATCTTATCAAAAGGCACACCATTATCTTGTATGTCTGTCAACATTCTGCAGCCAGGTATAAGTATATTCTCGTATACACTGAACAGCTTTGCATTTTTTCTTACTGCTGGGTATAACTTCTCGAATACTAGTAGAGTTACTACTGCGTCCATAGCAGCATATACCTTCATAACATCGAAAGGTATTGAACCCCACTGAAAGTCAGCCTTGAGTATTCTGTGTTGTTTTTTGTACTGGTCTATCCAATCATACATAGGTTTCTCGTAGTCTCCATATAGAGTATGTTCCATTGCTAACTGTTTTAGTCCATGCCCGCCAGGTACTTCATCTAAGCAATAGTGAAGTAGCATTGTATCCTCAAATCTAGGGAAAGTAAAATTAAAATGATACTCAAAGAAAGCCAAGTCAAACTTAGCATTATGAAATATAATTATCTTTTTATCAAATAATTCTTGTAGCATTTGTTCTGCTTTTTCATCTACACAATCAGTATCTATATATGCTCCATGGTCTTTCTCATAAGAAATACTCATACCAAGCATATGTCCATCTCTTGGGTAAAGTCCTGTTGTTTCAGAATCAAGACCAACATATTTATTAGGGTGGTCTAGTGCTGCTTGTAAGAACTTATGAAACTGTTCTGTGTCTTGAATACCATAACATTTATCTTCATCAAGAGATACTTGTTTTAAATCTCCATTGATGTAATCTATAATATTACTTTTACTTTTATCCCACAAAGGTTTTGCTTCTGGCTTAAAGGATAACATAGCAGGATTGATAACTGGTAAAAACTTATCGTCTACACACTTACCACTATATTCTGTTATAGAATTAACACTTGTAAAAAACTTAAGTGCCTCTGAGCCTACAACTATAATCCAGTCGTAAGCATCTATATCGATTTCTATATCTACATCTGCCTTAAGAATCTTTTTCTTAGTGTGGTCAGAACATAGAGCAAATCTCTCTATTTCAAAATTATTGTCAAATCTATCTTCCCAGTTAGTTCTGCTAGTTTTAGACTCTATTAATGCTATATTTGTCATTTGTTTCCTTTTTTAATTATATATATTATATCAAATTCTGAACGCAATGTCAAGAACTATATAACCTTTTCCTGATATCTGCTACCTTAATCTCGGGCAGTCCGCCAGGGTCTATGTTTTGTCCTAGGTTTATATTCCTGGAGGTTAGTCCTACTCTTTCTGCTAACCCTTTTATTTCTTCTGCAGCTGTCTGTCCTGCATCATCTCCATCAAACATTATATCTACTCCTTCAACATTTTGCATTTTAAGAATAGCAAGTTTTTCTGCATCTATGTTTCGAGTACCGAAACAACAGATGGCATTTGATAATCCTTTATCATAAAGATTAATCATATCAAATATTCCTTCTACTAGAATCACTCTACCTTTGATAGGGTGAACTGTAGAAGGATACAGTGGTAGCTTTGCTTGTGGAGGGTAGATGAGATATTTGGGTATCTCAGTCATGGTCATATGTCGACCATTGAAAGCTACCACCTTTCCTGTTATATCACGCACAGGGAAGACTATTCTTCCATTAAACTGTGATTCGTGATGCATAAAAGCTTCAAAGTGCTTATATGTTTCTGGTCTAATTCCTCTCCAGTTGCCCACATATGGAGCAAACCCTTTGGGAAATTCAAACCCTATACTTGCTGAGCGTTTTTCATCTATAGATTCTTTCAACTTTTGTCTCTTAATCTCTAGAAAGTTTGCTGCAGCACCAAAATGTTTAAAGACATTACCCCTAAAACCACAAGAAAAACAATTAAATATACCAGTGATATTATCAATACGCATACTAGGATTACTATCCTCATGGTCGGGGTTTAGGCACTTAACTAAGTAGTCTCTACCTGAGACTTTGAACTCTATCCGTTGTTCTTGTAAAAGCTCATCAACTCTCATCTCTTTTCCATTTTAGTTCCTCACCGATATCTTCATATTCGGTCATTTTAGTTCCATCTTCATCTTTGTCATGACTATAGTAGAGTGATTTAAATACTACTTCTTGGGTTTGAAACCAAATAGCAATAGCTTTACTTCTAAACTCTTCGTCAGGCCAAAGATAAAAACAATTATGCCAATCCTCTAAAAATCTATGAACGGTTATGTCCAAGTCAAAGTCTGGATTAGACTTCTTTATTTCTGCCACTGCTCGTATTCTTTGACTACCAGCTAGTGGGTACCACATTTTCATAGAAAGATGTGGATTTAAAATACCATTCTCTTTGATACTCTCCATGAGTTTTTCATTTAAGGGTACTTGCATTATGTTATCCGCAACCTGAGGTTGACTTAACATAAAGTTTGTAGTTACCTGCCTTATCTCAAAGGGTGGTACTCCTACTAATTCTGCGGACTTTTGTCCTATTCTATCACTTGCCACGCTGGTCTACTATCCATTTGCCGAAGCTAGTAAATAAAGAGTCTTTTGTTTCTCTTTTACCTTCTGTCCATTTCTTTCCATCAGGCTTACACTCTTCAAATCTTTTTAATCCGTTATTATATGCAATCTCCATAACTCCATTACTAGCATGTATGTATTTTACTTGATTGCCCCACTCTTCCGCTTCCAGCTCTTTTGCTTTTCTTTCTATTAGCTCGTTATATTGCGTCATGTATATCTTCTCCTGTAGATAGGCTTTCTTTTATATCTTCTTTATCTTTAGGATTCATGGTGGATTGAGGGCCTATCTTTAATGTTTCCCAATCCATTACACTAGTAAATCCTTCCATTTTTGCACTTCTCATTTTAGTACAGTTGAATGTGATAGCTTCATCTTCTGGCGACCATGTTTCAAGTGTAAAGGCTGCATCTGCTGCATCGAGAATACCTTTTGCAAATCTTGCTTCCCCTGTGTTATCTGTTTGATAAGGGGCAAACACAGGAATTTCATACTCCTGTGCAATACTTTTCAGAGTCTTACTAACTTCTATCTGCTCTGTCCAGTCATACTGTCCACTCTTTGAGGGAACATTGGAGCGTTTAACTTGATTTAGATAATCAACTACTATTACTCCATACTCTGTTTGTGATACTTTACTTTCTAGTTCTTGTCTGATTCTAGATAAGCTAAGTAATGGGTCATATACTACATCAAGTTGTTTATCCTTGTGTAGTGGTCTTGTTTGAAGTTTTGCATGAAACTCATCAAAATCTCTAGATTGTGTGAACTCTGGTACTAGTTCATTTCCGCCTTCAAATCTTCCTGCCCACCAGTTTGCTACTCTATCCCACTCAACAGTTGTTAAGTTTCGTGTAGCTAATCGGGAGATAGGTATACGCGCACCTAAGGCACACATTCTTTGTAGAATGGAACGACTATCCATTTCTATTGTAAAATACAGGGAACTTTTTCCTTGTTCATAAACATTATTTGCAATATTACAACAAGTTATAGACTTACCTGCACCTCTACGACCACCAACTAATATAAGATCTCGCGGTGAGAACTTTAGTGTTTGGTCATAATCATCATTAAGACCTAGAGGTAAGAACTTTCTAAGGTCTTTTTCTGAATCAAATAAGGGTATTGTTTGCATGTTTTCTTCAGGAGCTTTGAGGTCAACTCTTTCTCCTACATCTAAGACAATTTGTTGGATTGCTTCAACATTTTCTTCTGCTGAAGATATAGCTACAGTTTTATCAATGAACTTATCTAGCTCATCTAGTATTTCTACTTGTGTGTACTCATTTTTTAAGTACTCAAGTAAAACCCAAGCGTCGATATCCACTTCGACGGCTTCAATTGCAAATACTTTTTCTTGTAGTTTTCTATCACGAATGGATAGTTTGAGGTCATCAAAAGAAGGCAGCTGACTGAAATTTTTTATATGCGTATCTATGACCTTGTGTAAGGACTGATACTCCGCACTAAGATAATTAATTCTAAGGTTGCCCCAAGACTCAAAATCTTCTTGCGTTATTATTTGCTTCAACAGAGCTGAAGTTAAGTTCAATTGCTACCCTCCCAGATATAAAAGAGCAGGAGATAATTCCCCTGCTCAGACTTAAAAAGATTTAGCTAGATGCTTTTTCTTTTCTAGCGGCTCCGTCGTAATCGGAACAAGTTAAACCTCTACGGGTTAACATTGTTTTAACACCTCTTACAGTTTTGCCAATTTCGTCAGCGATAGCTTCAACAGTCATGTTGTCGATATCATTAACTTCTGCTAAAGGATCAGCTTTTGATGAACCTTTAGTTTCTTTTTGCTTAGGTATAGCGTTAATATCGCCACTTCTAAGTAAGCTAAGTGCTTTTCCTCTGATAGAGTTAACAGATTTGCCTAGAGCTTCTGCGATTTCTTCAACAAAAGACCCACCATTTACCATAGAAGTAAATGTAGCTTCCTCTTCGGGAGAGTAAGTTCTTACAGATTCAGGCTTCTCAGCTGGTTTTACATGGCCAGTTAATTCCATTGATAGAATTTTGCCCTGTATTGATTTAGCAGAAAATGCTCCACCTTCGAATGAAGATGCGATGTCTGCGTATGTGTACTGACCACTGTTGTCAGATACGAATTGTGATAAAGTAGCTTCTTGGTCTTCAGAGAATGTTCTGTTTGATACTGAAGATGCAAGTTCTACATCATGACCCATTTTTCTTAGCTTAGAAGAGACACTTCTTGTAGAAGTTTCTAATTCTGCGGCTGCGTCTGCAACCATAGCTTGTGAGATAGGTGACTCACTTCCTACGAAGTCCACTAATTGTTGTGTTCTTTCGTCTGTCCATTTTGGTAATGCCATTTTAGTTTCCTATATTTCTTTTAAGTTTGTTATTATTATAACACCCCTTTCTCGGGCTGCTTGTGTTTTTGCTGACTCAATGCCAGACTCGTTTACTAGGATATTAACATCTTTTGTTAAACTGCTTTTAACAAGATAGCCCTGTGTTTCTAAATACTGTGTTGCTAGTGCCTTTGTCTTGAAGCTTTTTAGTTTACCTGTAATACAAACGACACCTTTATCAGCACTTTTCTTTTCAATTTTAGTTAGTTGTTGCCATCTAAAAGGAAGTCTATCATATCCATCGGTAAATTCTTCTATTAACCAATCTAGTAAATTATTGGTAGCAGCTGGGCCCAACCCAGCTTCAGCACAAGTTTCTTCGGTAATATCTCGAATGTTCTTGATAACCGAACAAATCTTGTTTGAAGCTGTTCGACCAATCAACTTGATAGAGAAAGCTGGTAGTAAGTCAACTAAGTCAACTTGTTTACTATTCTCAATTTCTCTACTAAGTTTAACTGCTAGTTTTTCGGATTGCAAAGCATCAATCATTATTTCTAATGGAAGCTCGTATAAATCATACAAATCTTTGATTTGTAATTTTTCTACTGTGCGAGGTCCGAGACCTTTTATCTTAAGAGTAGAAGCAAAGTGTTCAATCTTCTTGCTAGTTTTACCACTACAGTTATTGTTGTGGCAGAACAGCTGGTCTTTCACCCACTCAAGTTCTGTCATACAAGATGGACAGTGTGTTGGCGGGATTATTTGTTTCATGTGTTCTCTCTTTAATTTGTATATATATTATAACAAAATTCAGTTTCCATGTCAAGATTTATTTTTTGGAAAGTCCTGAAGAATGAGAGAATCAATTTTGAAACACTCAGTATGACCTCCAAACTTAAACATTGGAACATATTTATCTTGCTTATACATTTCATGTAGGTACAGTTCATGTGCCCACACATTATAAAGTGTGCTGCTCCAGACCTTCTGAATACGAATATCGTATCCTCTGAAACCCCTGCTACGCTTTATAATATGCCGCCAATCTTTTCCACTAGCTATACCAACCTTAATGCACTCTCGCTCAAAAGTTTTTGTATTGACTAATACAATACCATAGAGCACACCCTCTCTATCCCGTTCTTCTCGGTTATTCTCGAAGTATGTTTCGTTGTATATACCTTTAGACAATGTAATTAAGTAGATTTCTAAGTAAAAGTATGAGTCCTGCTCCATTTAATACTATTAAAGCTCTATCATTCCACATAAAAGATACTATTAACCAAAGAAATATACCTACAACTGATAAAGATAAATCAATAAATTGATATCCTTCTATACCTCTCAAAGACATTGCCACTAATACAATTGCACTAGCTACCCATTTAATATACCAATCTTTAGTATATTTAGGAGTTGCTGACTTGAAAATACGAGTACTATTCTTTTGTTCTTCTTTACTAAATATTACTTCTTTTGTCATTAGTTAGCTCTTGATAGTATTCTAGGTATGATTTCTCCACTTCTTATAACTTCAACCAAACAACCTATTTCTAGATTAAGGTCTTCGATGTAACGCATATTATGTAGAGTTGCTCTACTAACTGTCGCTCCATCAATATCAATAGGTTCAAGAATAGCTACAGGAGCTACAACCCCTGACTTGCCTACATTCCATACAACATTAACTAATTTAGTTATAACTCCTTCATTACGCTGCTTGAGCGCATATGCACCTCGAGGGTGCTTAGAGGTATATCCTAAGGCATCAAAGTCCTTATAGTCATCTATACGAAAAACAAGTCCATCGTCAGGATATGCAGTCCAGTCATTAGACAGAACTGTATCAAATCCAAACGATTCTAAATAAGACATATCAATACTCCAGCACTCATTCCATGATTCTTGTACTCCATAAGCTATGAAGCGCAAATCTCTGCTGTTAAATTCTTCTACATCTTTAAGGTTGAGAGCACCCGCAGCATAATTCCGAGCGTTCTTGATAGTCTTGGGAGCAACTACTTCGCCAGTAATCTGAATCAGAAAACCTTTAAACTCGCCTAATGAATTAGGTACTAGAGATTTAACATTGTCTGTAATATCCAGACCACGCTTTCCATCTCCTCGAGTAAGGGCTTTGTGCAGTTGTCCCTCAACATAAAGCAATGATACAGCAGCTCCATCTAACTTAGGAGAAACAACTATCTCTCCCTTGTAATTACCGAAGGGCTGCTTATCAAGCTCATTAGAAAATATCTTCTGTAATGAATACATCTGAAACGCATGAGGAACTCTATTGTCTCTACTAGAGAAACCAACTTCATCATACTGAGCATATGTAGCTAGCTTATCAAATTGTTCATCTGACATCGTAGGTTTACCATTATAGTAATCTTCGGACGCTTGCTGTAGTATTGCTTTTATATTTTCCATTTATATATTATATCAAAAATCACAGGCAAAGTCAAGAACTAAATTTACGAAAGGTAAATTTCATCTAAAATATCTTTGAAGTGTGTCTCTAAGATACTTTTACTTTCTGCCAATGATAATATTTCCACTAGTCCCTCAAACAAATTCTTTGAATTGTTAAAGTCTAGTTTCATTGCTACTCCGTCCTTTGATGGTTTGAAGTCCCCATCAAAGTCGAGGTAATACTTTCTTAAATGTAGATACTCTACATCATAAAAAGTATTTATAGTTAATTTGACTTGTTCCGTCCCCTCCTCATTTTCAGAGATTACTTTTTCGTACATCTCAGGGGCTTCATGCAACTTCATCGTTTGTTCCTTAGTATAGAACTCAAAGGTTGTATACTCGTAACATTCTTAGGTTGTAATAGGCGATAACTGTCAGTATCCCAACAAAACAGTAATACTGAGTCGGTGGTTTCCTTAGCACGGTTTTTCTTGCTTTGGATATACTTGTTATCGAAGTCTAGGGTACAAACATTATACTTAAGTTTTCTACTGTTTGTTGACCTATAGGTTATGATTGCGTCTCCACAATCAGATACAGTTCTTATGAACTCATCTTTTTTCACTATAATACTCCATTACTATTAAGAAAACTCTTTCTCTTTAGTAATGGGGTAGTATTATTTAGCCATTGTTGATGTTGTTGAGAACACCTGTAAAGTATACTGAAGCTTTACCAGTCAATTTGTCGATAATATCTGCATCGACTTCTTGTCCTGCGTCAGTTAAAGCACTTGTTAGTGCTGCAGCTGCGTCAGCTTTTGATACTCTACCACCACCAGTTGATCCGCTAGATTTAGCAGCTCCGGTAGCAGGTGCTTTCTTGACATAAACTCCAGCTTTAGTAAGTATCATTCTGACACCATTAGGGCTTTCGCCTAGGTGTTCAGCGATATCTTTCACAATTTCCATGCTAGTCTCAGGGGTAGGTTCCGCCTCATTATACATTTCTACTGCTTCTTGCTTTGATTCGTCTGTCCAAGCCATTCTTCTTCTCCGTTTGTTTCTGAGAGCCTCAGGCATGCCGTGGCACCAGCCTGTCGCATCTCTCATTTGGTTATAATATCTATCACTCATTAATATATATTATACAGAAAAATGAGTGCGATGTCAAGAACTATTTTTTACTAAGTATAACTTAAGGTTTTAATATAGCTCATTTTCTCTTGAGCGTTTGCAGCTATTTCAATCTGCTCGTCTATTGCTCCAACGATGTCGGCATGTTCTCCTATTCCTACAGGATTATTTAGATAGACTCTGATGTTAACTTCAGCAGCAGCTATCTCTCCTTTGTACTTTAAAATTAATGCGTCTCTTAATCTATCATTCATGTTTTGCTCCTGCAAAGTTCTCTTATATATGCTCTGCACCACCTTCTTCTTGCATCTTCACTGAAAGCTAATTGCCAACAGAGAGGAGTTATTACTAAAAGCATTACTACATATATAACCATGTGAGTATATTTATACCTCACTATTAATTCGCCTCCTGGTGTAAGTTTTGCCATATAGCTAATGATTGGGTGAGTTCTATACACACTCATTAGCCATGTGGAAATCCATACAGCAGAGACCACTGTCCATAATTCCATTTTTGCACTCCTTATGCTCTTTAGATATTTATATCGTACTTGTTTAAGTGTCTTAAACTACCTAAGTCATAAGCTGCGAAATGGGCATGGTAACCGCCCTCTTTTATATGTCCAAAGTATGGACTATCAAAATTTGTTAATTCTATTACATAGACATGATATATCCAACTATCATATCTTTTATCAAAACTTCCTTTAATTATTCTAGCAGGAAGGTCGTGTCTAGCGCACCATACTTTCTCACCTGGCTCAAAGGTTTCTGATACACACTCGTCAGGCAAATATCCTATTTTAGCACCACTACTGCGTTCAGTACTAGGTCTCTTTTGTGGAACTCCTACTCTATCTAATAGATTTCTTACGAATGTAGTAGAACGATATAAAGCTTGCGCTATGCTAGACACGGGTTGCTCGTCTAAATACATCTCTATTGATTGTTTAATTTCGTAGTCTGTTGCCTTTCTACCTCTATTTTGTGCTCTTCTTTTTGCTCTATGTTGTAGAGTGTCTTCAAAATCTACCATAATACTATTTAATCTAGTAGTATTGTAGGTGATATTGAGCATGGAACATGCTTCTTTTTTTGTTATTGGTTGGTCTGCATTAAGATGGTCTAATACTCTTTGTAAATTAGCATCATCTAACTTTTCGTGTCCTTTCTTTCTAATTGTTCTCATCGCTTCCTAATAATATAATTGAATAGTGAATAATTTTTAACAGGTCTAATTCATTTTTACCTGCTTTCTTTCCATAGCGTTTTGCATATTTTATAATATTTCCTATGCAAAAACCTTCTCCATGTCCTGAGTCTATAATGAACTCAGTGGCTTGAATTTTATCTGTACTATAATGTTGGTCGTAAGTATTGTCTATATAGACTTTCAACTTGGTTAATATTTTATCCTCGTTGAATTTATACTTAGTATCTACACTATTATATTTAGTTTTTTTACTAAAGAAAGCCATTTATGAACTTTCCCAAAACTCATCAGCAAGTTGGTCTAGCATTTCGCTAGGGTATACGGACTCCCCCTCTACTTTGTACTCAGCATGCCAGTCGAAGTCTTCAACTGTGGTATCAATACTAGGGTACATTTCATTAAATAACTCTACTAATTCAGCTCCATCAGTTTCATGATATTCTCCCTCTACAGCTTCCCAATCATCATATTTTTCTGTATCAAAATATTGTTTACCCATAAAGTTTCTAAACTCATCTTCGTATGTCATACTAGCAGTTATATTATCATCATACTTATTAGCAAAGTATTGTAATATATTTAATACTAATTCTGTTGGTTGTCTCCATGCTGAGTATCCACTAATATAACAGTCTTGTACTTCTTCGAGATGGCACCATTTAGCACCAACTTCTCTACAATACCAGTCATAAGAGTCTTTTAGGTAATTATCTGCATCAAATGATTTATCTACATTATTCATAAAAGGTTGATTTTCTATTTCATCATATTCCTCATAATCATAGGGGTTGCCCTCATAGTCATTTCTAGTACCTTTTACCGTTTTAACTGATGAATTAAATTCATCATCAGTTAATCCTTCTATACTTATATTAAAATATACATGATTTGCCATTATATATCTCCTTTTGCTCTTACTTCTGAACGAACTACCTCAAAACCATTTGGGTATCTTTGCTCTAGTTTTTTGATGTTTTCTTCCATTACTTCGTGAGGTGTGAATCCCAAAGCTGTGCAGCCTTGTACCCAATACCAAAGAACATCTCCTAGTTCTCTTTTCATGTGAAATATTTCGTCTTGTGTAAACTGTGTGTCTGCTTGGAATATTTTTTTCTTTACTACTTCTGCGAACTCTCCACTTTCAGCCATCATACCGATAACTGATGTTAGTAATCTTGCTACTTGCATTTCTTCTGTTCTATGCTCGCCTTTTACACTTGTAGTTCCTTGTAGCAATTCCATTCTAGCTGTCATTTTGTCTGTGTTTTTACTTGTTTGTGAGGTTGTTATATCTACGAACCTTGCGTAGTCGTTAAATTTTTGTTGGTCTGTCATGTCTGTCCTTAATGTGTCTGTTTGTTCTTTTTATACCACTTGGATAACCAAGTGTCTATCTGTAGCTCAGTCCAATTACTTGGAAAGTATACTGATAAGTAAGGCCTATCTCGTAATACGACTCTCATAGTCTGCATAGTCCTCGTTCCACCAATGTGGTTTGTCTCTGTATTTCCAGCTTGCAAAGGTAGCTTTATCTAAGTGGTAATAGTCGCGATAAGATTGAATAGGATTACTATAGTCCTTTAGCTCTTCTGGCATAGCTAAACCAAACTCTGTAAAGCCTACTCTTTGCATATTTACTGGTTCTGGTAATTTATTTACTACTTCATGTATGGACTTATGTTCTTTGCCATATCTGTATCTGTACTCATCATTTAAAGCATTGCCATAGCAGTGTGTCCATTCGTGATTATCTAATGATGAACGAGCCCATATAGTACAAGGGTGATTATACATCATAGGTAGATAAGGTGTAATTGGTCTTTCTGCTGGGGGTAGATGTTTTATCTTTGCTTTTTCTTCGTTAAGTACATCTCGTTCTTCTTTGTTGAGTGCACGAGGTACAAAGCCTAAGAACTTGTCAATCCATATACTAGTGCATAGTATTTGAGCAACCTCTAAAGGCATCTTAACAATATGTTTGTCGACATGAGCTTCTGCGCATTTGTCTAAATCTTCGTCTAAGTAAAATAAATTCATACAACTATTATACTAAATTTTGAGAGCGATGTCAAGTATTATTTTTTGCTTCTTCTATAAAGTTGGGTTGCGTAAAAAAGATTCCGAGAGTAAATCTATATTGTGGAGCTATATGAGATGTCGGTCTTATACTATGAGGCGTAGTGCCATCAAAAAGTATTGAGCGATTTTGCTTGTATAAAACACTTTTTGTAGCTTCTTCCATTGCGTCATCATAAAATATAGTCTCTCCATAGTATTCATTTTTCCAATCTGGATTTATATCGTACACAAGAACTGTGCTACCCCCATGAGTATGAGGGAATTGAATTGAAGAAGGGAAAGAAAGATTAATGGTAGCACTATCAAATTTTAGCCCGTCTAATTCTTTCATTAGCTCGGTATTGATTATGCTTTCCATAAAACCTAAATCTCTCCACTCCTGAGGTGTCATAGTATGATGAAGGCATGGGTACTGACGAGTCTCGAAAGTTGAAACATCGCCCCACCCTATTTGATAATCAGTAGAAGCACAGAACATATATAACTGCTCTCTAGTATTCTCCATTACTGTATTATCAAAAACCTTTATCATTTACTTACTATTAATTTTGTCTTTAGCTGTTCCAGCATATAGTCCAAACCAGGCTGCTCCTGCTCCTACTACTACTGAAATTAATCCTGACTGTTCAAATGTTGGTGCATCTAATTCCATGAACCAAATTGTACACTTATATAATAATACAA